GAACTTGAAAAGTCCAATGCTGAGTTAACAGCAGCAAATAGAACCTTAACTGAAGCCAATCAGGCAGCAGTTGCGGACAAGGCCAAGGCTGATCAAGAAGTTGCTGAGCTAAAGGCAAAAGTGGCTGAACTTGAAAAGGTGAAACCTGCCGCAAAACCTAAAGCCGGTGAAAAACCTGCGGATGAAACCAAGTAGGTGATCTATGTATGCGACTGAATCAGATTTGGTCGCACGATTTGGTGATGAGATTGAGGGTCTGAAAACGATGCTTCCTTCTCAGTCCTCAGTAACTGATGCAATCCAGGATGCAACAGAGGAAATTAACGGTCACATCGGTGGTCGTTATCCTTTGCCATTGCCTAATGTGCCCAGCAACTTAAAGCGTATGACGTGTGATATCGCACGTTATCGTCTTTACTTTCAGCAACCCACCGAAGAGGTGCGTCAACGTTATGAGGATGCGATTGCATTCTTAAAACGTGTGGCTGACAACAAAGCACATCTGCAGATTCAGTTACCGGAAACAAGCCAGATCGTGGATGACCAACCTAAAGGACGACCTTCAACGGCGCCAGTCGGTACTTCATATACCGGTGGTGTATTTGGAGATTCTGTCCTGGACCAGATGCCCAGCTTGAAGTGAGGTGCTTATGGCTTTTGCAATAACCATTCAGGCAGATAGTTCACCTATTGAAGCGGTGCTGAGTCAATTAGGTGACTTTGATTCACTCAAGAGCCAGTTGTTTGATGAGATTGGTGCTGGGCTGGTCAACAGTACTCAGCATCGGTTTCTAACTGGTACCGGTGTAGATGGTAATCCGTGGAAGATTTCATGGCGTGCACGTATGCAGGGTGGCGAGACGCTGCGCGATACTGGCCGCCTAATGAATTCCTACACACACAATGTACTTTCAAGTGGTGTGGAAGTGGGTACAGATGTTGCGTACGCGCCACATCTTCATTACGGCGCAACAATTCTACCTAAGAATGGCCAATACATCACTTTTGCAGTGGGTGGCCAATATCGGAAAGTTAAGCAGTCGATTCTACCGCCTCGAACTCAACTCGGCCTTGATGCTGAAGATGAGGTTATGGTTTTGGATATTGTTGGGAGTTTTATAGATGAGCACCTTCTTCGCGGTGCGTGATGAGATTGCAGAAAAACTGAAAGAGATTCCAGAATTTCTAAAGATCTATACGCCGTTGAATTCAGTCAGCGTAACAGAGATGTCGCAAGTCACGCCGTCGGCACACGTCAATTTTGTTCGTATAGATAAAAAGGCAAGTGCCGGTCGTGGAAGTATCAACCAGATCGGTCAGCAATGGGCGGTTACGGTGGCATGTCGCAATGCTCAATCTCAAATGACCGATGGACGTGCTGTAAGTGATGAAGCGGGGCTTTTGACTGAGAAGGTGATTCAACTTCTGTCAGGCTGGCAGCCTCAAGCATCACGTACGGCGCTGGAATTTATTTCAGTTCGAGATGGTTATAGTCCGGGCTTTGCATACATCACTATTATTTTTGAATCACAAAAATTCATTTAGGAGCCAGTCATGGCAAAACAATACAAGGCAACGCAGCCTGTCGGTCGCTTTAAAAAGGGCGATGTCGTTGGCGGACTGGACGATGCTCAAATTAAAAAATTAGTGGCAGATGGCGTTATTCAGGAAGTACCTGAAGCTAAAGCCGCTGCTCCAGCCAAGAAAACCACAGGGGATGAAAAGTAATGGCTAAATCAGATTTAATCTCGCTTCAAGGCGAGCTTCATTTGGCGAAGATGGTTAATAGTGTGCCATCTGCCTTATTGCCCGTTGGTAATACACCGGAATTGCAGATCGCAATCTCTAGTGAATCCACTGATCACTATGAAAGTAAAACCGGCCTCCGTGCTAAGGATGCGGTACTACGCAAACAAACTGCAGTGGCTATCTCTGGTACGCTTGAAGAAGTAACAAAGCAAAACTTAGCAATGGTCCTAAGTGGCAAATCAATCGAAATCCCTGAAACTCAGCTGACTGATATTACTCTGGGTGCTGTAGAAGCTGGCGCCATGATTGACTTAGGACATCGTAATTTAAGTGAAGTGGATTTTAAAGACAGCTCGGATGTTGCCATCACTTCAGATAAATATGTACTGGATGCTGTTTACGGCACAGTCATTTTTAATGAAGCTACTGTTGGTTCAGTTAAGTTTTCTGCCAAAGCCGGTGCTAAGACACGTACTACAATTGCAACTAACCTAGGTAATGAATATCGTTTGCTGTTTAAAGGCATTGATACTGTTACAGGCGATAAGGTGATCTTAACTTTATGGCGCGTCGAATTTTCGCCAGATACCGAGTTTGATCTAATTCATGAGGACTTCGGATCTTATTCAATTGAAGGTGAAGCACTGGCAGATATCTCTAAAGCTAATGATGAAGAGCTAAGTGTATTTGGTCATATTGAGCGTTTTAGCGTAGCTGCATAAACCCATAAACCATACAGGCACAAAGAAATCCACGGCGCATTAGCGTCTTTTTTTGTGCCTGCCTTATAGTAATAAGTCTTAAAACATTTAAGATGAAACTTAATAAATAGTAAAAAATAAAGATTATGTAATCTTTTGTTATTCTAATTTTCATCTGATGGGGATATAAAAGATATTCTGTTCACGTTAAGAATAAAACTGCTATGACTAAAATAGAAATATTTGTCTCCATCCTAGCCGTAATAATTATTTCTACTATTATTTATCTTGTATGTCAGTAAGTTAGGAAGCTAAGAACCGCCTTTGGGGCGGTTTTTTGATAAGTGGAAGTTTCACCTGGCTATATAGGGTCAATTTTAAAAAGACTTAAAATAGTAAAACATAACTTTACAAATCCACTCTCCCGAGGCTTTAAATAAGATTGAAAATTAATGTAAAGTGTCGCCCTTAATACATGGGGATATTATGAAAAATTTAAGCTTATTCTTTTTTATTGTGATTTTAGCTGGGTGTGGACACAAGGAATCTAGTGGTCAGCATCTTGATTTAGAAACAAGCAAAAAGGAACAGCTTGAATTTGCAAAAGAAGCTACAAAAGAATTCATTCCCAATCCTGATTCAGCTAAGTTCCGCAATCAAATAGGAGAGTGTGGAGAGGTAAGCTATAAAGAAGCAGACGGTAAAGATATTGGTTTTCAACGTTTCATTGTGCTTCAGAAAAATATAGTGCTTGTAGAAAATCAGACGGATCAAAAGCAATTTGAGTTGTCATGGAAGAATGCTTGTACGCCAAGCTGGAAGTAATTAAAAAGCCCTTTAATTAAGGGCTTTCTTTTATTCACCAGATGATTCAGATTTTTGATCTTTTTCATTTCCATACTCTAAAGCAACCTGTTGCGCTTCAGCTGCAGCAGTGGCTTCTATTGGAATCGAGTCAGCTGCGATAGCAACGGTACCGGTAAATCCCATTAAAGCTAAGATTAGAATTTTCGAATACTTTTTCATTTGAATTTCCTCTACGTTTCTAAGACTTAATTTCAGTGTAGAGAATGATTTAAATCGTGGATGTAGCAGCTATGTCGGGATATGTAAGATATTCAGGTCTAAAGTTATAGGTTTCTAGGTTTGCGTAAGAATGCTTTTCGGTTGAAACTTTTTGTTGAGTTGCTTAACGAAATGTTTGAATGCTTCAGTAGGTAGCTACACTCTAAAGAAACTTCCCTAACTTCTAAATCTTTGTAACATCCAATAATTTTTTTGTAATATTTATGTTATTATTTGCTTTGCTTATCATATGAATGATGAAAAGTGGGGCACCGAAAATGCTAACAAAAACAGAAATCATTGTTGTCATACTAATGGTACTAGCCTTAATTTTCATTGTTTATGAGATGGGGCAAGGTGGTAATTGGTCTTTATAGAATTCAG